CCATCCAGGACTTGCCGACACCTCGAAACGCTTCAACAATGCGGCGCTTGGAGCCGTGCTGCATGTATGCAGCAATGTCGAGCTGGATGGGCGTGGGGTCCGGCAGTCCTAGGTGGCGCCAGACCAGGACCAGGAAGTAGCGGAAATCAGTGGACAGCGGCTCTGGGAGCCCAGTCCAGACTGCTGTCATGCCCACACCCGCACTGGATGCTGCGGCGTTACCAGATACTGCTCCCACGCCTCAGGTGGCTTACCGGCATAGTTCACATGCCAGCCGCTGATCACAGTGGGAGGCGTGATCACCTCGCCGGTCTCGGGGTCGTAGATGCCGCCTGTGTAGATGGGACCGATGACATCCAGGGCGTGGGTGTGGCTGGCGGTGAGGGGATGTGTGGCGCCATCATCGTCGGTGTAAAGCAGGCCAGCAGCGTCCAGGGCAGCCATGCCGGTGGATTCGTCGGGGAAGCGGAGGTAGGTGGTGGTCATTGGGTGATTGCCTGGAGGGTGCTGTTGGGGAGGCGCTGGGGCCAGTAGGTGAGGCGGCGGATGGCGCTTCCTGCAGCAGTGAGGGCTTGCGCGCTACCTATAGTCATTTTGTTGACAGTGGGTATGGTGCAACTTGTGTCATTAAACGGCATCAAGCCATTAGCAGTTATGCTGCAATCGTTTAATCGCACAGTAGCCGCAGTGGACGCCAATCCATTGAGCGCTAAAGAACCGACGAGGCTGGTTGTTTGATTTACAGCTAAAACTTGAACAATTTGCTGAGCCTCTCCAGATGAAGCCCGGCCCAGTCTCCATCTATTGTCATTGGTCCCATCATCAAAACCAGCTATGCCAATCGTTGCAGTGCTAAGTGGTCTAAATTGAGCAAACACCGTCCCCTCATCCTGCCGATACCAAGAGCTAAAGTTCTCCCCCGTGATACTGGCAACGTCCGCGCTGCGGGTGGCTGCGGCGGTGGTAGTGGGGATGTAGGAGGTGGGGAAGGCGCCGACTTCTAGTTGGGCGCCCCAGGCGTAAATGGCTTCGTCCCCTGTTCCGGTGTATGTCTGTGCGGCTCCGGTCAAACTGGAGCCAATCCGCATCGTTGCAGTTTCAGGTGTTGCAACTGTCGTGGCAGTAGCAGTGCAGCGATACCACCCATTAGGTAGTGCTTGAATTGTTCCAGTTGCATTAGACGCTGTTCCAACAGTGCCATTGTTTAAGTCAAAAAATACGCTTGCGCCTGTTCCAATTCCCCAAGATGAGGTAGGTGCAAAACCAAGAACTCCGTAATTTGTGCTGCCTTTCTTCATAAAGCAGCTAAACGTATGCGCGGTGCTTCCAGCAAGCCCAGATACATTCTGCGTAAAGTTGTGAGTTTCGTTAATTGCTGTGTCTACAAGTGCATCTGCAGTCTGCGTGCCATCAGGAGCTACAGAAACGTTCGTGTTTTCGCTGCTACCCACATTGGACCAGGAAGTTGAAAAGTCTTGCGATTGCAAAAAACTGTTTGTCCTCTGCTCCTCCACCAGCAGGCCCAGGCTTTCGCCGGTCGTGGGGTTGTGGTCGAAGCGCGGCACATCCACAGCTGCCGTCTGCAGCGTTCCCGCGCTGTCGATGAAGGTTGCGCTGCTGGCCCGTGTAAACGTAACCGGCGGGGTGCTGGTCACCTGGTTGTTGAGGGTCTTGGTCCTGGCAAACTCCAGGTCCAGGGTGGGCACAGCACCACCGGCATACGCCCACAGCAGGTTTTCGCTGCCAGTGGTGGCGACGTCGACCTCAACGGTGCTCAGCTTGACGGTGTACAGGGTGCCAGAGGCCGGGGTGTACGCGCCGCGGGTCTCCAGCTTTGCAAACAGGGTCTGGCTGTAGGGCAGCATGCGCACCACTTTGCCGATGTTGACCGTGCTGCTGTAAAGGGTGCTGCCGATGTCAACAGGAAGCGCAATGGTGACAAAGCCCAGGTACCGTGGCGTTTCTGTCAACGTCAGGTCAAAAGCTGCGTTGTCCAGGATTGCCGCAGGCGGCACGGAGTACAGGTGCAATCGGAACGCATCCATCCCGCTTGGGACAACAGTGTTGTTGATCGACAGGTCGACCGAGTCAATCCGAATAGCTCCACCAGGTGCACTGACGTTGCCGAACGTCAGAATTGCGTTGCCGGCGTTAGCCGCGGTGGTGGTGTCTGCTGCGCCAACGACGTCGCCTGCGGTGTAGGCGGTGGTGTTGCTGGGTCTGGTAAGCGCAACCGAGGCCGTGTAGACGGAGGAGCCAGTTAGGAGTGCCATGGCGAATTAAGCGGCAGTGGTGTCAATGACCACAAAGTTCAGGGTCACGGCTTCGCTCAACGACCCGGCGCTGGTGTTGACCACGCGGAAAATGGCCGTGCCGGCACCGACGTCGACGCAGTGGGCCTGGTACGAGCCAGCGGTGCCACCCGTGCCTTGGTTGGTGACGACGACGTCGGTGCCGCTGATGGCGCTGTTGGTCATCGTGAACTGGATGGCAGCGCTGGCGGCCAGGGCAGCGTTGTGCATGGTGACGACGCCGGCCTTGGCGTTGACGGTGACGCCCTGGGATTTGCTGGTGCCCTGAGTGACGGTGCCGAAGCCAGTGGGGCCAATGCCGATGGCAGGAGCAGCTGCAATCGCGTTGTTGGTGGGGGTCGAGATGTAGAACCCAGATGGGATGTCAGCAGGATCAGCCATGGGTGTTTTAAGCGGCCTTGCGCCGTGGCATCTGCACAATCTTATCCATGTCCGGCAAGGAGGCCACCAGGTCCCCAAAGCTGGTGCCGGCCACCGGTTGAGCTGAGATGCCGTTGTCCTTGAGGAACTGACGAAGGATGTTCAGCTCAGCGGTGCTGATGGACCCATCGTCGAGCCTGGACCGCAGGTGGAGCGCCAGGTCGGTGTGGAGGTTCGACAGGACCCGTGAGGCCTCGGATTCGTTAGGGCGACCCATGGGGGCACAGGGGGGCTAGTGGGCCAATGGTAGCCATGGAAGACCAAGCCTCCGCCTACTGGCTGCGCCAGAGCAGCGGAGTAGTACATATGTGTGCGTGAGTGAAGAAAGAAAGGCTGCAGAAAAAAGTGGAAAGGGCTGGCTGTCCTAAGAGCTGGGGGGGGCCTTACCCCCCCCCTCTATATATAGTATATAGATACTATATAGCTACTATGGTTAACCATAGTGTATAGCTTCCCGAAGGGAAGCGGTTAGGAGGTAAGGTAATACCAAGTACATGGTTAACCTAAGAGTAATATGGTTAACCAGGATCTTCTTTCATTGGTACTGATGATGAAAATACATGGTGAACCATAGAGAACCATAGACACCTATATTCACCTCTATTGAATTATGGCGGACGTCGTTCCTTGGGGGTGGGACCAGGGGTGGACAAAGACGGGGTAAGGGAAAATTTTAGTCTAAAAATGCGAGGGGCTTTTGTTGGGTAGATTTTTGACCCAAAAATGTGAAGGGCTTACGCTATAAGCGTCAGCGGGGCACACCCCCCTCCGGGGTCGGTCCCGCTTGTCCAGAGTGGACCTGGGGGCTGTCCAGATGCGGGCAAAGCCCAGTGATGCCAAGGGGTCTAAGCCATTGCGTACCTGTCAGATAGGCAGGTGCGCAGGCTGGACAGGGGGTCTGGCCAGGGGTGGCCAGGGGGTCCGGTGAGAATGGTTCTCATTCTCGACCCTGGTCCCCAAATCACAAGTCGCCCCCCAAACTTCACCCGGCTTGACCTATGCCTATACTCAAGGGGCAACCGGGCCAAAGGTCCAGGGTTGCAATACAACCAACCGCAGAAAAGCCGATGACAACTTCCTTCCTGGCCTTGTGCCTCGCAGCCCTGCTGCTGCCCGTTTTGGTGCTCCTCTGGGCTACCGAGTCGACCGAGCAACGAGCACGACGCCTGAGCCGCTCCGGCTGGAGCCAGCGCCGCATTGCCGAGCATCTGGGTGTCACCCGGTACCGGGTACGTCTGGCCCTGGCCTGAGCCCATCCATTCATCCCATCCGCAGACCTGATCCGATGACGACAACCGCAACCGCAACACCAGCCGAACGCCTGCTGGCCGAATACCAGATCCACTACCCAAGCGACGAGGCAACCCAGGAGCTGACCGACAGCAAAACCGCGATGCTGAGTTGGGCCGGCCGTGATGGCCGCTACACCGTCGACGACCTGGAGGCCATCCTGAAGGGCCATTTCGAGACATTGAGGGCCTGGGCCGATGACTGTGCCGCGCACGGCTTCGATGCGGTCTACGACGCCGAGGCCGTGCTCACCTGGCTGGGGTACTGAACCAATGCGAGACCCCAAACCCAACCCATGGCCCGGCAACCCCAATGCTTACGAGTGCCCATGGGGATGCAATGGCACCGGCTCCATGCCCTGGTTTGCCCATATCCAGGGCGGCATCTGCTTCAGTTGTAAGGGCGAGGGCTGGATTCTTGGCCGCGGCAACGTGGCCCCAGCCCCAGCCCCGAGACGTCGCCGCCAATGGCGCCGGGTCGGCTCTCAGTTAATCGAGACGACCTAGGCCACAGCCACACCGGGCCCACATCCCGCCGCTCCGGCGCAGCCGGTAGGTGGGGCTTACCGGGCCCCCATTTCATCAACAACAACACCGCAGAAAATCACCGTGACGACAACAGCAACAGCAACACCGACGACAGAGCTCAGCCCAGCCGAGACCAACGCCAAGGCCTGGAGCGAATCAATCGCCGCAGCACATGAGGCCTGGCAGTTCTGCATCGAGGAAGGCGAAGGCAAATACCTCTCAACCGAAGCCAAAGCAGTCCTGAGGGAACACGGCTACGACGGCACAAACCACGACGTGGTGGCCCAATGGATCGAGGACGCCGTGCGGGAAGCTGCGCTGGCAGTTGAGATCCGGGAAGGTTGGCGGTGCCCGGGTGAGACAGCATCCATGGAGCCAACTGAGTTCCAGGTGCTCATCACCACAGGCGGGCCAGCCCTTCGCCTGATGGGTGAGCTGTGCAACGGCGAACCTGACCGCTGCTGGTTTGAGCACCAGGACTGGGGCACCCCTTGGACCCGGTACCACAGCCCGGACACCGTCGACGCCCGGCTCTGGTTCGCTGGTCTGTTCTGCTGGGAAGGCTGACCCATGCGGCACCCGCTCGTAACGGTCCTGACTTTGGCCTCGATCACGTCCACCCTGTGGTTCTTGACCTTGGCCCAGTTGCCGCAGCCCACCCAAATTCCCGATCACTCAACCCGCACCCAATTCCCC